CCAGTCCTGGAAATTCCGGAGCTTCAACCCGCGCAACAAGCTGACCGGTCTTCTCGTCCCGATACTGTTGCATTTCCCATCCCGCAAACTTCATGTTATATTCAGCTTGCACTAGGTCTTTTGCCATTGCAAGGATGTCGGTCCTAATTTCGTAGCCGTTCTTATTGAACTTTACTTCCGGTAAATTAGGAATCTTATTTTCGCTCATTTGTGCGTTTCCTGTATTATATAGTGAAAATTGTAAAAACGACGAGAGATAACACACCGAGCGTAGCTCCGCCCGCTACTGCTACCTTACCGATCACGTCGTCTAAATCTAGTTGACAATTCTTAAACAATTTACTTACCTTTCTTTGAAGTTGGGAATAGAGTTTCGACCTGAGCCTGTGCGTTCTTGAAAGCATCTTCATAGAACTTTGGAGTAGACAATGTGGTCGCAACTTTGGTGCCAGCATCAACTGATGCATCTACAAACTTTTTGGTGTACTCGGTTTGAGCATCCACAAAATCAGTGAGAGATTTGGCAAGTCCTTCGTGCTTCACGAAAGTATCGACAGCTACCTTTTTAGCTGACTGAACCGTTTCAATAACGGTGTTGGCAAATAATTTATACATATTAGTTCCTTTCTGTGTCTGTTTGTAGTAAAACTACAGTAGTATTTATACTATATGTAACCGTGTTTTTAAAGTTATTTGGGTAATCGAATAGATTCCAAATAACTATTAGTATCACCGTACAGCGTCATCATCACTGCAATGCGATGATCGTATATTCTAATAAAAGGTTTTCTTTTTTTATCTACTATTTCTGTACCTAAATAGTACGGACATTTAATTTTCTTATCTAGCTCTAATGAATACATCGACCATCCGCCGGTCGATGGAGCCCCTGACAGGTCTTTGGGCCCATCAAATGGAAGATCATAATGCGCTATTTTGGCATACTCAAACGCATTGCGACCAGGATCAGTCAATCGTAGTCCACTACCAGATCGCCCTGTTGTCCACCAGGCAAACATCAACTTATCTACAGGGATATCCTTCCATGGACTATCAGGATCATCTCCTATCTCTGCAAGAATCTTTCTTGTGATTTCTTCTTTAGAATTAGGATAGGTCATCGGGATATACGGTTCTTCCGGAATTTAGAAAAACAACCGTAAATTTGTCGGTCCTGAACTGTGAGTTTAACTTTCGACATAGATTTCTAGCGTGTCCTGGATTAGAGAAACTAGTTTTCTTGTACTTAGGGGCAGCATCATCCTTGAGATAATGTGAGGATTTAAGATTGATAGGTTGATCATCATAGAATACTGCCCAAATACCTGAGGCTTCTACAATTTGATCGCACTTGTATGTTTTTTTATCTACATGTTCTAACAGAACATTAGGTTGCGTCCTGCTCATTTAAAGGTGCCTCCTTTTATCTCAAACTGCATAACCTCATTATCAATAGGACGCGCAACATTCAATTCATGTAGGTCAGCTAATAATTTAGCTACGTCATCACGCAATCCACGGGCTTCNGCGATAGGAAGAACCAAATCCTTATTAAGTTTGGCCTCAACCACTGCCATCTTGTCCAAAAATCGCTTGATGTGTATCATAACTAAGTATTTANTGCCGCTTTAGCNTCTTCCTCAGATTTGAACGGGCCCTTATAATTGTAGCGCTGAATGAAGATATACTTCGGACAAAACGATATAGTTTGAGTTCCATTTTGATCCATAACAAACCATCCGGCAGCATATTGGCACTTGCTCTTGTTAGTCTTAGTAAACAGATGTAATCCGCGTTTGATATCAAACACAGAGTTATATGTGCGAGCGGTTGTTGGATATTGCGGATACGGCAAAGCCGCCTTCGTCTTGTTAGACTTGAGCGGTTCAAACTTTATTTGTGTCTTTTTCTTTAATTCAGTAGCATTGTTAAACTGTAAAAAGTGACCATTGATCTGAACGCCGTACCCTGCGTTGTTTGCCTCAATGTTTCCTACTTTCTTTTCACCGTCTGTTACAATCCAGAATTGATTCTTAACGATTGGCTTAGCAATTAGCTCTGTCATTTTGTTAGTACGCTCCATATATATTCCTTTTCACTGAGCCATATTTCCCTGTCAGGTATGTAGTCTATGAACTCAACTCCGTAGTAGGCCTTTTGCAAAAATAGAAACTTACCTGATTTTTCACATTTACGGAATGGGTTGTAGACTCTCCTTTGGTCCCAACGCCATTCAGACTCGCCGGTCATCCAGTCTTCATACATCATTCTGAATGGTCCTTTGTAATCAATTTAAATAGGTCTTTCTTGTGTTTAGGAGACCACAACTTAGCGTTCGGACCGCACACACTAGTAGCTCTGGTCATTCGACAGGATTCATATTCAGCCTTACTTTTTTGGGGGCCAGTCACTACATCCTCTTTCTCAACCGATTCCTTATAATTTTTGAGGCACTTGTAATCATATGATGGAGGATTTCCGAAATAAAAAACCATGTCTGCAAATGACACAGAACTATGCTTACAGTCCTTGCAGAGATATTCAGTGTGCTTGGTTTGGTTGTCACTCATGTAATGCTCCAGAATAAGGCTTGTTCAGCCATTTAGAGAAAGTTTCGGCTTGTTCAGAAATCTTATTAAGTTCGTACTTACCACAGAACTTCATCAGATGAACGCCGACCTGAGGAGTAATGTTAGTACGAACATCTCCGCGAATAACAGCATCGACCGCCTCTTTAATTTCTTGCGGTTGAGCAGTTAGATCGATGAGAGTACGATTACGCTCATAATCATCCTTAACACGGTGTTCGACACCGTTATGGTCAGTCCACCGTTGAAGCATCAGATTATTCCACTTGAAGCCCTGCTTCGTGCGGTCGTCAAATGCTTCCTTAATGCCTACTGTATTTTTACTTCCCTTTTCTCGCACGCCAGGATAAGCACTAAACACGTTATCAGTGGCGTCACCACGAATGATCTTCTTGAACAGCAGATATTCGGGGTCTTCCAAAAGCTTTTGTGTGCCGGACTTCTTGTCCTTAACAGGACGGCCACGATCATCATAGTAACCGTCAAGCTTGATCAGTTGACCAGCAACACCGTTGTACTGACTCACATTCTCGCTAATCAACTGCACAAAGTCAGTGTCAGACGACAGGATGTAGTGCTGATCCTCAGTATGCAGATGAATGAAGCGAGCGATAAGGTCATCGGCTTCTGCATTCTCGCAGCGAAGGACACTAGTGTTGGTCTTTTCACGAAGATAGTTAGTAAACGTTTCATACGTCTCCCAAAACATATTGTTTTCTTCGACTTCGGCCTCAGTAGCATTAGTAGCTACTCGATTGGCCTTATAAGGAGCATAGAACTTCTTGCGCCAAGAACGTCCTTCAAGACAAAACACAACGTGGTCAATGTCAAACATGCGAACAGCCTGATTGACAGACGACAGCGTTAGGTGCATCGCCATCCCGATCTTTTCCCACGTGTCGCTATTGCGAGACGCGACGTGCCGAGCGCGAAAGAATGTGTTAGCAGTGTCGATAAGAGCGTACTTCATCTTTATATAGTAGCAGTTATATGAGCCAATGTCAAGCCTTAGGTAGTATGTAAAGCCAACTACTAAAAATTTTCAAGATATTTATCTGGATACTTAAGTGCGAGTGTAATAAAATTCTTAAGGTCAGGACTTTCTATGTTAAGAGGAAGATATTCCTTTTTTACAATATGTACAGATGGAATACCTTCAATTTTTTTGCGAAAATATTCTTCTACCACAGATGGTGTGATGCCAGTTTTACTGACACTTATATATTCTGTACGATCTAGTCCATTAAATCTAGACCTATGGGGTTTTAGGTAGGTTTTCCCGTCTTCCTCTAAGGTTCTGATCTGCCCCTCAAAACCTGGCTGAGCAATAGCTAAAAAATGTATTACTGCTGTATTTCCGATTTTAGTATATGCATTGGTGCGACTGTATAAATCTGTTGTAATTCCAGGTTTGGTATAGGTGTCAACACCTTTTATTTCTGCGATATACAGAACTAATGTCATTTTAAGATAGCAGTCTGCTTAGCCTGCGACAAAGCATGAAACAACGTATATCCGTTGTCAACATAGTCGTCCAAAAAATTCTTAGATATGTTTTTGAAAGTTCCGCCGGCCTGATAATATATCTGCAACCATAGAGCCAATGAAGCGTCTGCTGGTGTGTTAGGTATCTTCTCCTTAGGATATTTCATACTATACCAGTGTTTGTACGTGGCGTCTGCTAAGAGTCGAAATTCTCCGGGAGAACCTTCAAGATTGTAAATGATGTTACCTAAAGTATGTAAAAATTCTTTTATTGTTTTGTTAGACAGTGACGTAGTACCTTTAATTTTCCTACGTAGGGTTACCATCGGTAAAACCTCAACCGAATCTACTGCTCGGTCATCCCAGTTCCATTTATGAATTTGGCACCACCAATGCATTTCTTCTACAGTAAGATCCTTAAGCAAATCTACCCGAGTGAAGGCTCCGGGTTTATCCTTGTTTTCATCATCTCTTTCGTGAACCGGAGTGATGTCATATGATTCCATAATTTTCTGAAATGCATATGCAGTTTCATACTTGTCGAGCGTTATGGAATTCGGACTATCCTGACGTTTAGCCAATACGTAATTTTTCCATTTGTCAAAGGACGCAAGTTTCTTTTTGTCATCTCCGTTAATACCTAAAAAGTGTTCCCGTGCAAATATAAAGTTGTCAAATTCCACAACCTGACATTCAATTTTTAGATCAAGCCACTTATCTGATGAAATGCCTTTGCTAGAATGATAGTATCCCCATTTGGCTAATATACCATGACAGATCGCGGTGTGTTGCCCGTCTGTGATGTAATAATTAAGCTTATTTCCGCGCTTGATTTTCAGCACATTGACGAACTGAGCTTTTTTACTATCAAAGTTTTCTAATATCTTTTTGACATGTTTTGGGCTATACGGCCGCTGGACCACCTGCGCACTGAGTAATTTGCGCAACGGAATCTCCTCAGGCTTTGGCTTGATGGCCAGATTCGGAGTCGATTTCTTTTCTAAAATGTCCTTCGTTTTTACACCGAGCGGACAACTAACAAAATCATTTACTAAACTTTCTACAGATACCCCAGCAACGTCTCCTGGTTTCTTGTCCAATACGTTAGTAGGTCTAGCGGCCGAATCAATCGTATCTTGACCCTTTCTATTGTTTAGAATATCAATCCGTTTGAAAACTGACGGAAACTTAGAACTTGACATACTTAATAAATCCTTTTTGTCGTTAGGTTTTTAATGAGAAATATGTGGTCTGCAAACTTCTTGGAATGAACAAGCGTACTTCATGAGCGGGCTAGTGGGAGTTCCACCCGGTCCTAAGCCAAACTTCAATGCAACTTGTTCGGCGTTGCTGTTTTTAATATATTGCTGGTAAGCTTCATGCGGTATGAATAGGAAAAACAATTTGTGAAATTTCTGTCCAGGTACACATAGACACACTCTCAGAGGTCCAATTTTATTTTTTATTCCGGATACTTAGGCTTGAAAAGTGAGATTGCACTCGCCTGTACGGTAGAATGTTGCAAATTTTGCATCAGTGTTGTCATCATAATCCCTACCTACCGTCTGTTTCCCAAGCCATGTCGTGTGACCCGACATGGCTTTAGCCAAAACACCCTCCCAAAAATATCCTTTGTTATTGTCTGTGGTTTTTACGACCTGTTCTGTGACATATTGTCGAACACTTTCGGTAGAATCGCTGTGTAAGTAGTCTACTAGTTCATGTAAAAATTTAAAATTATTCATTTAGCTGACCTCAGTAAATCCGTTACCCAAATCTCGCTGAGCTATGATACGAACATCGTCACGCTTAGCCGGGTCTGCTTGTTCTTGCTCATACACTTCTAGTGCAATATTGCGACAAACTGTTTGAAACCAGCGGTCAACAATCTCTGCATCAGTGTCATTTTGTCTAAATTTGTAACCTTGTTTGACAAGATTTAACACAAACTTGTCATTCCAGTCTAATTCAAACGATCCATTGTTAATGTCTTTGGGATCAAGTTCGACTTTAGTAATTGCGATATATGGTTGACCAGCAGCAGTAGCCAGTTCCTTAGCAGTCAATGCGGGTACCGCTGGTTTAGGAGCCCTAGGCTTTCTAGGCTTTCTAACCTTAGGAACTTCGACTAGTTCTGGGATAGGTGCAGGCTGCTCAACAGGTGTGCCATTCCACCACTTTTTTAATGCATCAAACATAATTTTTCCTTATATAGTAGTATATATCGTCTTGTCCTTAACCCGTTGAGAAACAACAGCACCGTCAATCCAAACAGGAGGCTCTCGATTAGACCAGCGATGCAAGTCTTTCTTACCTTTGTTGTAATAATTTCGATAGTTGACGATAGGATCATCACTGATAATAAATTCGACAGCCATGCAAGACGGCATTTTAGTCATTGCGTTTCGGCGCAAGTTCGTTGGGGTAGTCTCAAGAATCCGAGCTACGCTTTTCATAGTAGAATGCTGCTTGCCATAACGATGAGTATACTCATCACCTAATGCGATCAAATGTGCATGTAGCCACTTGTAATTATCCAATGATTCCCGGGCCCAAACAGCAGACGGGTGATTTGCGTGGGTACTTTTGTACAGATGATCCTCGCGGCTATCTGATAGAACATATCGCTTAATGTTACGGCCTCGGGCCGTCTTTTGAGCTTCCTGAACCCCGTCGAGCATACGATGGGCAGTTGATAGCAATTGTGCTGTCTCGATGATCATTTTGACCACGTGCCGATCGACCATAGACTGCGCAGCAAGCTTGGGATCAGAGTTTACATAGAAAATGTTAATCGTACTTCTCCAGATGAATGATAAATAGTTTATACTTAACAATGGGATTATATATGGACATTCGTAGAATTATAGACATAATAAATGAAAACACCGGAGAAGTCAAGGGAACACCTCCGTTTTCGGATAACTTGAATGTCATGACGTTGGGACAGTTTCTAAACATGTCAGGAATCCTCACTCCAGATGAGAAAGAGGAAGAGGTTGACGAAGCAAAACTAGATGCGACCGCGAGACCTTTTGGCAAAGAGGAAATGACAAAGTACCTCGATACAATCACAAGCAAAACTAAAGGCAAAGCAGATAAGTATAAAAAGCCATATATTCATGGTAGTAACATTCCTATTGTTGGTGAAGGCGGCGAAAAATACGATCTAAAGAAACTACGTTCAGATATCACTAAGAGGCCAGCCAAAGTACTCAAGCAGAACGAAAAGATGCAACACAGTGATGGTACTGCAAGCGTCTTCTACAATGTAGGTCTGCCTGCGCTTAAAGGCTTAGCGGTCGATGAAGACAACGGAGAATTCGTAATCATCGACACTTGTCCGGGTGCGGGTGCATGTCAAACATATTGTTACGCTATGAAGGGCGGCTACATACAATGGAAGAATGTATCGATGGACCAGTCACAGCTTTTAAACTTCCTCTATAATGATCCATCAGGATTTATGGACATGATGGGTAGTGAAATTGAAGCAGCAGACAAAAAGTTTAACAAGAAAGACAAGAAGACCAAACTAGTAATTCGTTGGCACGACGCAGGTGACTTCTTCTCTCCACAATATCTTGCAATGGCATATTCACTAGCTAAAAAGTATCCTAAAGTAGACTTCTATGCTTACACAAAATTAGCATCGGTTGCTAAATCAGAAAAGCCTGATAACTTCAAGATTAACTATTCAATGGGTGCAAAACCTTCTCAAGAAAAAGAAATCGATTTTGCTGTTACTAAAAACAGTAGAGTTGTTCCTCGTGAATTATTCACTGATCTTATTGCTAAAGACGGAGCAAAACTACTGAAGGACGCCAAAGGTCGTATGCAGTTCAAAACAAAACAGGATCTCAAGGCATTCAAAGAACGCCTTGCTGCAAAATACAGTGTAGATCCAAAGTCAATACTAACATACGATGAAATGATGTCAACCCCAGTTAGTTCCGAAAAAAACAAGTACAACGTGATCGTCATGCCGGGAGACGGTGACGACTCTGCAAACAGAAGTGACGTTCTAAACAGCTTCCTGCTAATGCACTAAAATTCAAATAAATCTAGGCCCGATAGTTCTTTCTTAGGTTCGAACATCGGGTCTTTTGTTAAGTATGTATCGTTATCCGTATAGATAACTCTGAACTTATGCTTATTGGTTAGAACAGACTTTATGTCATCGATGCAGATTATCTTTCTACCTAAATCTTTTATAAAATCAGCATACTTTACAGTGGTTTCATTGCATATCTTAGCAGTGCTATTGTTTGACTTCTTTTCAACAAAGTTATTGATACAGTTACTCCAGCTGTGAAATACCGTTGATTCCATAGCTATAGCATTGGATAGTGATCCTACTTGATACCAATCATTTGCAGTAGGGTACTTTTCATAAGCAACTATGATGTCATTAGCCATCGTTTTCTTATTGGTTTCAAAAAAGAATTTCTTGTTAAAGTTATTAGTCCATCGCTGATTTTCAAGCACAAATGTAGGTAATTGTATGTGCTGTTCATAAAAAGCCATGCCATAGCTTTCTACGGTGCTAGGATTAAATGCTATCCTAGACCCTGAAATGAAATCTACTTTTTCTTGTCCTATGATCCCTACCTTAATTTCGTATTTGGCATTGATAGTTTTCAGACGATCTTCAAACTTCTTAGCGCCGGTGGCACTGGTCATGATACGGGCCGGCAGTTTAACCTGATTTATCAATTCTATAAAAAGTTCGGGCTGTTTTCCGTCTTCCCATCTACCTACAAATAAAATACCCTCGCGAGGTCCGCTGTATTTTTCGAGCAATCCTTTTTCTGATATAGGAATAGGTAGATACTCTGCGTTAGAGAATGTCGATTGATTAAACCTACTTTGTGTTCCAATAGTAAGGCTATTCAACTGTAACTGCTCACGCATCATTTCATTGACACTGTCCAAAAAAGGATTTTTAGTATCTTTAAAAATCTGTGATTCTAGGTGAGTGTAAGCGATATTTTGAATACAATCAGATAATCCTAATGCGGCGGCAACTTGTATAGTTTCATAGGTGTTGCATACAAATGCGTCATAGATGTTAGTTGTTAATGCTTTAACGATTGCATCTCTAAAGTTAGCCATGCGTTCATAACAATAGCTATCTTCATACATAAAAATTGCACTGTGATCAGTGTATTGAAGCGGAACCTTAGGATAAATTACATTAACCTTAAGCTCTTTAACAAAATCTTCTGCAAGACCCTGTGGAACTTTATCTGTAATGATATCAACTTTTATGCCATGACTACTCATCATTTCACAGAAACTCTTTGCGAATTGTCCAATTCCACCATGCGGAATTAGGGTCTGTGAACTAACCAAAAAGCCAATTCTGTGAGTATATAAGTTCATCTAGCAACCAACAATAGATGATAATCTTGAATCGTGTACCAACGATCTATCCTATAGGTAGTTCCTAATTCATTATATGGTAGTCTCTGCGATATTCTATATGCATTTTTAAACCAAATCCAATCTCCGCTTTGACTGCACTTGTGTGGAAAGAAACAGAACATTAATCGAATTTCATCTGCACCCCTTATCCAAATTTGGTTAGCCTCTGTGTTGACCATATGCCACATTTACGTTCCCCATTGGTTCTTCCAGAGCGTGACCTGCAATCTATCACTATAACGAAGCCCATGCTTCATTGCTGCTAGTGCCACGTTCTTGTTATTCAGTTGATACACACTTTCTACGCCACCAACTGGCATCAGATAAACATCACCCGTAAATCCAGCATCACGGTACACTTGAGTCGTTTCTAAGGCCTCATCAATGTCATTTTCTGTAGCTACAACAAACTTTAGATACGTGTGTCCAACTTCCTCATAGCTGCATACGATATCGGGCTGAATCGCCTTCTCGCGTGCTTCGCCCGAGCAGCTTAGTTTGGCACTGACAGAAAACGTAATCTCACGATCCTTGTCATCTGAACCAAATCCTAACTTTCCACCTTCATACACCCAATCCTCTAGATAGTGTCTAAGTTCATGAGTAAGCGGCTGGGTGCCATTTGTCTCAAAGGTGATTTCTCGCAGACCCTTCATTTTGGGATGACTCAACAAAGACGGATATGATCGTTGCCACGTAAGCAATGGTTCTCCGCCAGTAATAACAAGATGCTCTCGCCTCCATTCATTGAACGGTAGTATTACCATAATGTCATCAACTATTTCATTGACCGTCTTGAATGGAGACAAGTCCTTGAAGCGAGGATCCCAGCTAGCATAACTGTCACACCCGGTGCTGACTAATGGTAGAGATTCATAATTTTCATAAGGAGTATTCTTATGAGCGAAGGCGATAGCATCAACCTCGTCACTTAACTCACCTTTGGGCATTCCGAAACCAGCACATTTGAAGTTACAGCCAAACGTGCGTAAAAATACCGACGGGACGCCTTGATATCTTCCCTCGCCTTGAATTGAGTAGAATAACTCACTGATCTTTATTTTTGTCATTTTCTTCTTTCAAGTTATCATTTTCGGACTTATGCTGATTACTCGACAAGTATCGTATTAGTTCTTTGTCCGTTGGTTGAACCGCATAGTTATTTTTGAAAAATATTTCATAACTGTCGCTGCCGTATTTACCAATACCATAGAGCATTGTAGCATCATCATGATCCCAATTCAAATAATCTCGGGTCATTCCAAGCAATCTTTTTACCCGAACATTAGTCATGCCTAAAGGAGAGACTACACGTTTGATATCGTCTTCGATAGCTAACAGCAACTTCTCAGGTGTATCCCAACTCGTTAAAAACTCAGGTAATACTTTCTTTACTTGCTGCCTGGATGTTTGGTTCAACATGATTACTCCGACCATGTGTTGCCATGGTCCTTTTATTTGCTGCTGCACCATCAAGTCGGCTCGCATTCTGTTAGATTTATCCATGCCAGTGTCTAATTGCGTTTTCGATAATAAAAATGTTGGTAATCACAGACTGGGTTATTAAGACTGTTCGAATCCAAGCGATCCGATCAGACTCTATATCACAAGGAGAAGCCTTTTCTCCTAAAGCCTTAGCCCATAATCCCCAAAGTTTATTCACGCAAAAAGGTCCTCATTCCATTCACGGTGCCCTTCTCTGAATGCCATATTGCTTTGAGTCTCGCGCACTTCGACGCGATAGCACCACAGCCGGGCCGCCTCGGAAGGCCCCCACATTTCAGGAATATAAACTCCATTGACATACTTATAAAGCATGTCGGCTAAGCTTTCGCATCCCAATTTCGGGAGTATAGTTAACTTCATAAGACCACGCTTTTCTGCTTCTTTATACCAGTCAAGTTCCGGGTCATCAGAACTAACTAATGTGGTATGGTCAAATTGGTCTTCAAGTACCTTCTTTAGCTCCTTAAGACCGCCATAATCAGCGGCCCAATTACGAACGTCTAGCTCGTTAGTTCCAAAATAGAACTTCATAGAAAAGCTATATCCGTGAATCAAATTGCAATGAGAATCTGCTCTCCATTGCCGATAAGCACAAGGAAACGCATCGTGGTATTCCTTTGTACTAGTATATGCATATGATACTGGTTGTAATGTCATTTTCATTCTTTCTTACGTAAATCGTTCAACGGTTATGATACCGTAACGATACATTTTTGCTTCACAGCCAATTCTTTCTATGACTGCTTCTGCTAGCTTAATCATTTTTACACTGTTACCACACAGTATGGTAAGCGGAAACTCCTTCTGATTTAACAGAATGAAGTTTTCCACCATAACATCAACGTCTTGATGTCGTACACCATGTAAATCTAGATTTAGCATTTTCCCATTCTTGCAATGCTTAGGAATTCATTTCTAGCAGCAGGGTCAGTCTTGAATCCACCACCTAAACGAACAGTTACCGTTGAAGATCCGGTATCCTCAACACCACGCGATTTCACGCAATAGTGCTGTGCATCAATCATAACTGCAACATCCTCAGTATCTAGAATAAATTGCAGAGTATGAAATACCTGTTCAGTCAGTCTCTCTTGAATTTGAGGACGCTTACTGAAGTATTCGACAATGCGATTGATCTTAGACAACCCAAGAACCTTATCCTTAGGTACATATGCGACCGTCGCAACTCCATCGATGACCACAAAATGATGCTCACAGTTAGATTGAACGTTCACGTTTCGTTCTACTACCATTTCGTTATATTTCATCTTATTCTCTACAGTCGTACACTTCGGGAATGCATCATAATCCAAACCCCAAAATATTTCGTTGCAGTACATTTTAGCAACCCGCTTTGGCGTTTCAGCCAAGCTGTCGTCTGTTAGATCAAGTCCTAACGTTTTCATAATATGTTCGAAATCTCGTTCGATGATTTCAATCTTGTCTTTACGGTCTAATCCGTTATCTTTAAACGGAGTTTCTACTCCGACTTTAACAAGATGTTCATGGACGCTACGACCCAGATCGGGGTCCGTTTTGGTTTTGTTGTATGACATAGTAAATCCTTCCTTACGCGGATGTCAATTTTGAGTGCGTCACCGTTGTGTGACACATGTATTTAGTACTTTGATTCTCTTGTATATTTTCTATAATCCGTACGATCACGATTCCACTTCTCCCCGTTTCCTTCAAGGATATCGCAAATACGATCCACAGTTTTATCGGTCCAATCACTGATCTTGCCCATATTTGCGTGTGGACGACGCAGCAAAGGATCTAGCTTGTTGATCGCATCTTGAATAGACCACGGAATGTACAAACGCTCAGGATCATTAGCAAAAGTTTCAGGAAACGAACGATATGCGGGATACAGCACATTGCAACCCAATGCATCAGCCTCGCTTACAGTGTTGGATACCCAATCTTGTAATGCACAGTTGAAGACTACTCGGCTATCGTTAACAATCTCATAGTATTGATTCTTTTCCAAATCTTCATATAGCGTTAATTTTCGATCTTCGATCATCTTGCGAGTGCATTGCATGTATCTGTCATTGTTGCTTTTCAGCTTGCTGCCGCTGCAAATAACGAATTCTACATTTTTGCTCGGATGTTGCTTGTGCCATTCATCGATCAAATCGAGATAGAAGTCAGGTTGCTTCTCCTGATCCCAGCGTGCAGAGAAAACAACTCGCATACGACGGTCATTGAACGGCTTGATACGTTCAACTCGACCTTGCACCTCATCCTTACCAAAAGCAAGACCGGAAATATTATAGATGGGAGCAGTCCAACCAGCAATGGCCATGTGCGCAACCATTTCTTCATTGGTTGCAAGAACACCGTCGACAAATTCGTTAACCATCTTCTCGTAATGCCCCATCCAGCGTTCCATTCCCCATACGTGAACAAAATCATCAGGGTCAATCGTTTGTGCTAGGCAGCGAACATATACCTTGGGTCTCATGTCATATGGAATCTGATCCATGATATACGGAAGAGACTCAATTCCCGGCTGAAACATATCTTCAAAGTAGATAACATCTTCTTGTGTGATCTTACCTTCCTTCATCAGCTTTACCAAATTCATCATCTGGCTCATACCGAAATAAGAACGACCATGTGCGTCTAGCACTTGACCAGTTACGATAGCCTTGCTGCTATCGAGCGTTTCGCCCGGCACCACTATGTAGTCGATGCCCCTACGATCAAAGACTCTAGTATTCCAGTATGTCAATTGGAGAGTGTACCGAGCCTTATAAGGCTCCAATCCCATATAGTATAGTTTACGCATAATATTGTCCTAATAAAAAGGTAACGGGTGGTTAACCACCCGTTACCGTATGTCGATACTTTATCGACGGGTATTAAGAAGTTCACGTTCCTTAAACTTCTCTGCATCGATTTCCCATTGATTCTTTGCAGGTTTGCCTGCAACTGTCTTTTGGTACTGCCGATAGATATAGCTCTTGTTGTTATATAAATCTCGCTCATCATATCGATAACCGTAGTCTCTACAGAAAATACGGTAGTTCTCCAAATCTTCAAAGATTTGATTGACGATAGACTTATTGTCGAGCTTTGCCATTTTTAGTTCCTTAGATGGTGAGTTGTTGAGATTGAGTAGTATTATAGAAAATCGTGGCACCGTTTTCACCGTCTTCTGAAACGGTAATTTCAATATCACGATTTGGGTTAAAAATTTTATCTCATACTGGTCTCCTTTAAAGGTTTAGGCATAAATACAATGATGAAAGAAAGATTGAACTATGCCTAAACTTCAAGAGCAACATAATTATACTTGCGTATACTGCGGGAATCAAGCAAAATGGATAAGTGTAAATTCTAAGGTTTTCCGTTGTGTAGAAAAAATTACTCAATGTCCGGGCTTCATCGCAAAGGCAGAATCTTCTAGGAAAAAAAACATTACTCCTGAGGAAAGGAGAGTCCACATGAAGAAGATGAGTGAGGTTGGGAATAAGAAACTTCAGCAACTGCATACTGATCCTAACTGGGTAGAAGAAAAGGGTAAGAAAATTTCTGATGCTTTGCAGCAACGAGGTGGACATACCGGTGAACGCAATCCGATGTTCAATAAAAAACATACCTCTCATACTAAACAGATGCAATCATCGCGGGCATCAAACAGATCACCTGAGTCATATCAAAAAGCTACACTGACAAAAATAGAACGTGGAATTTCTATACCGAAAGAACTCAAGACAGAATGGGAATTATATAGAGAGCAAGTCACTAATTTCACTAATACTAGCTGGAAGTATGCAGAACATATTATTAATCCGAACAATCTAAAAAGAGGAAATGAATACGAACTAGATCACCGATTTAGCATTACAGAGGGATTCAAACAAAGTATTCCACCTGAAATTATAGGCCATGCTGCCAATCTAGAACTGTTATTAAAAAGCGATAATAGATCAAAACGGACAAAATGTTCCATCACTAAAGAAGAACTTTATGCTGTGGTAAAAGTTAGTTCTGCTCCATTTTCTCCGTCTTCACTCACTGATATTTGAATATATCTGTTAGGATATTTAGACGCAATAACTTCATATAAATCTTCTGCTATCATTTCGCAAGATTTATAATCTAATTGCAAAACGCCGTTACCGTATAAACTTTCCAACCAACGCTTGAATTGTATAAATTCAATTGCTCGGTTAGAATGCTCTACCGCAATCGCCACCTTAAAATGAAAGATATGTCGGTGAGGATGTGCCAGAAAACTAACGTCATATTCGTCGCCAGTCTTGAGGTTGGGATCGTCTTCAGCAGCAGGATACCTATGAATGCCTTCGCGTTGAAAGGTCACCCACACTTTACGCTTTGCCCTTGCGGAGATTCTATTTCGTTGATCGGCTAGAGCCTGAATAGCTTGTTCGGGTAAATTATTAGTATTCATTATTTCTTCAGTAATCATTATATTCAATAATATCAGACATTTGACGTTCTTGCAAGCGCTTAGCTGCCCGAAGTTCTTCAAAGGTATGTATACGTTGCATAGCCAGAATTTTTCGCACCGGCTCTTTTGTTTCATTGGCAATTTGTTCAGTTAGCAAATCCAGTTCGACTTGCAGAAGATTAATTTTGCTGGTCAAGTTCATTTTTATACTCCACTGCTTAAGATTTATTTTAACGTTTGTGTATATAATTTCAACCTATTTGGATAACTATTCTAAAACTTCTAACATAGCGTCATCGCTATCTTCAACAACTTCTTCGATTTCAGGATCAGGTTCTTCTATAGTAAAACACTCCTCAAACTTTGAAAGAGCATTTGTAGCCCTTTTTCCGGAAAACCCTTGTCCGGCCTTCATCTGCTGCCAGAATAGATTATATTGATCAATCATTGCAAGGCTTTTCTCACGATCCTTTAGAGAAAAAATCTTATCAATAAGATCACCGAATGTGGTACCATCAAACTTGTCCAAAACCATTTTAGGATTAATACCCGAGTCTGATTTACGATTGGCTTCTTGTACCGCATAAATGTGCCGATATACGTTATGTGCTTGCATCAATGTATAACTAAGAGTGTCCCAGCTGGTCTTCGTTTCTTTGCCGTGTTGCCCCAGAAAGCCTGGTCCTCTGTAACAGAGATCCTTAACCATCATTATATCAGTTACAGGGCTATCACTAAACACTTTATGGATGCCGTCTTCCAAAACCGCATCTTTGAACTTGCGAGTATCAGTCGCATAATTTTTGTTTTCAGCAGTTTTTTCCATCGAATACGTCCACTTCGTGTTATGTCTAAACGTATTGTTGTTATACGCAAGCCCCTTTGCGGCCGCGTAGAATGGAGACGCACAATCAAACGTGATTTGCAAATTTGGATTGTGATACTTGCGTATTGCTCTTTGAATATCGGTGAACAAAATAGCGTATTCTAGAATAGAAGTACCCAAACAGTGAATAAGATCATGTTTGCCTGGCTCAAGCAGACCATCATGAATGATGTTAACCATACGCTTTAGCATCAGATGCACGTCGATCTTTGTTTGACCACCAAACGCCCATCCGTTGAAATGATTGTCTGGGTAAATATTAGGATCGCAATACTTCTTCATTTCTTCATACCAATCATCAGACTGTTTATGATTACGTCCTTGTAGAACGTTTAGAAACTTACAACGGCCATCACGATTAGCAATGAAATACTCATTGTTAATATGAGTAGCAGCAATAGCGTCCTCAATGGTTCGAATGCCGTGCACGGACTTACCCGTTTTGGGGTCTTTGATATGATATGTAGTAAGCGACTGTGAAGGAATGTCGAGACACATACCGTAGTCCATGTACTCGTCCATCCACTTCAAAACCTCAGTGCGTTTCTTCATGGCCTTCGGGCAGTTAGGATCTTTCCAGTCAGCGGGCCATTGACACTTTAGAATTTGGAATCCACCAGAATCACCTAACATGAATGTATTTTTACGATCACGCTTACGAATGATGCTCTCATTGTGATCATTCTTCGTAATGTCTAGATTAGCGTGACCAGCTGAATACAGGCCCCACTTGTAAGTGTACAGTCCTTCTTTTTCGTTCAGAAAATTTAGCTTTTCAACATTACCGTTTAATCCAACAGGTATTCTAGCCGAATCAAAATAGTTTTCACCCTCACGTTGTTTACCTAAACCAGCAATAAAAAATGACGATACTGCCGGCAGGAACAAAGCCCAGTCTGACTGGTGTGCGTTTGATAAGTTAATTTGTTCCAAGTTTAGCTTCTTCTTTAATCAATATCTTAACGACTTCAATTTGTTTTTGTTTTTCTTTAATTTGATCAACCAGATCACGGATAGTAGCATTCGTTTCAGAAAGATTAAGCAGGTCTTTTTCTTCCTGCTGTTTATTTCTTGCCCAAGCTAAGATCGATACAACTTCCGGAGAAAGTTCCATGCTCGCAGTATTATTAATACCATACCAAGTAGAACCGTCATCTACTTCCAATGATTGGATGGTGCCGTTAAATCTTACCATGCCAGCACTCTGGTTGCTCATGTTGATGTAGGGTACCGAAGGCATCCCTCCATTAACAATAATTCCCTGTCCTCCGTAGATGCTCTTAATCATTTACTTTCCCTGACAAGGAATCATATAGCGATATACTGCCAGACCACTATCAACGACAATCTCTGCAACGCCCTGATCAGACATTCTGATGGTCTTGTCACCGTCTAAGTCTAATACGGACAAGAACACCTTTACCGGCAAATTCCAAACTTTTGTTAGCTTTCCGGTAATGTTAGTTTGGAACACAAAGTTACCAGAGTGAGACGACTTGTCACCAAAGAAAAACTTGAGTTCGTTGTTTTCGACCTTCGTTGAGAAGTTTACTTCTTCACTGTTAGCCTGTGCTTGCTTCTTAAGACGTTGAATGCCGGCGTTTGTAGGCTCAAACGTGATATCCCAAGTTGCTCCGTTGAACTTAACTGGAGCAACAGTAGCTTCTATGACAGACTTAGCCATCAGTCGGTAGTCATTAACAAAGTCACCATTACTAGTTTCAAAGTGAATTGATGCAGGATGATCTTGTCCATCGTATGTTTCGCGTACAAGGTTTATAGTTGAAGTGTCATCATAATCCTCGAATCCTAAAATAGTCTTTAGCTTAGACAAGTTAGGCATACCAAACGTGCCTTTGAATTCTGGGATCGGATTCTTGAAATCACCAAACAGAATAAGCGATCTGTCAGTCGCCAATCCTGCAATTTTTGTTTCTGTGTCTGTACCCACAACCTTTATAAGCTCGACTACACCGAGTCCTTGCGTGTGTTGGATCAGATCAACTAAGTAATCTTTCATGTGTTTTCCTTTAATGTATTTAGGTCTTTATTTTGTTTATAATAGTGGAATTCTTTACGAAAGTCAACTATACTGTTAGCCGAAAGTAAACAACGAACTAAATGTACTATTAGTATTGGTGTCATATCTGATTTTCCAATCTAACACACCTAACAGGTTGTCTATCTTTTCATCCACTAGTTTACGTTCCATATCAAGATCATCGAATGGTAGTTCTAGGAACCATTTTGGAAGTCGTAATTCATCGGTGGGATATGCGATTGAAGTAATACCTAAGGGATTTGATTTTAGTGTACACACCACAACCTTCATGCCGTCGACAATTTTTTGGCTGTACTGGTCGCTATTCATCTTACGCAGTTGATTGTAGTGAATGGCGGCCTTAGCATGACCAACACTGCACTTACCGGTTCTCTCATACTTAATGGTATGATTTGTCAAATTATTAACTGATTTAGGTGAACCCTTAGTCCAACTGTCTTGTTCTGAAAGCTTTCTTTTAAACTCTTTGATCTTTTCGATCACTTCGTCTCGGCCCTTACCCTCTTGAATTACCATACAAAGAATTTCCATAAGAAATTCCTGAACGTACTTAGGTGTATCTGCACGCTTTAGGTCTAGACCCATAGCTTTGATTTCACCTAATTTACCTTCCTTATCCTTGCGTTTACCTTCTTTGTCGAAGATGTTGATTGCGTAACGCTTCTTTGTAATAAAGATAGAACGATCACCGATCAATTCTCTACCAGCTTTGATGACCTCACCGTTCTTGCGGGGACAATGGAACGCTTTCTCCATGAAAGCAGGAAAGCTAGCGTTAGTTTGCTCTGCGATGTTGTCGTACAGTTCGATGCAAACTTCCTTGTTCCATTCTATTTCACCTTGTTCGATTCTATCTTTTAATATAGAATATGCAGTGAAGTAGCAGGAGTCAGTATCACCGTAGATGATCGCCTCACCTTCGTGAGTGTATTCACCTGCAATGATTTCATTGATCTGGCTCATCATGTGCCTAACAATTTGACGACCAGACAAAGTAACTGACTGTCCGATCCGCTTATCATAAAACCTGCAATATTCGTTCAAAATGGATCCATATGTAGAGTTCAAGAGAATTTTTTTTACTAACTGTCGTTTGTCCCAATACTCCATTGCTAACCCCCAAACTGATTTATATGCTTCCATTGGATGAATGGAGCGGTCTCGTATTTCTAATCCGAAACCAGTTATGTATTCAACAAGACCAATTTTGTCTTTGTTTTGAATAAAATCATTCACTTTATTAGTATCGTATTCCAATATAATTTTCGTTAGATTCATATTTTTGCTCTATAAGATAAATACATATGGTGCTTTTTTAAAGGAGAGTCGTATATGGTGGATTGTGCTATTTGTAACAAAGAAATGAAACGAGTGACTAGTAGTCATTTAAAAACTCACAATATAACTACGGCTGAATACTTAGCGCAATTTCCAGGATCTGTTTTATTTTCTGATGAGCTAAGGCATGCATACGGAAAACACGCGAGAGATAACAACCCAATGCATGATCCAGTTAGTGTAGAAAAAGTAAGAAACGCATTAACTGGTAAACGAAAAACAGAGGAACATAAACAAAAATTATCAACCGCACGAACCGGAGTATCTTGGGGAACCCACACACCTGAACATAAAGAATACATGAAGGTTGTCAGCAAGATTAATATGGAAGAGAGAATAGCCAATGGATGGAAACAGAAACCGTGGACTGCGGAGAGAAGAGCCAAACAGTCTACTAAAATGATAGGAAATACCATTGGGTTAGGCGGCTCCGGAAATAAGGGTAAAAAGCTTGATCTATCAGATAACCAACGACGCAATAGGAGTAAAAAACGAGTAGAATTCATGTCTAAGAACGATACTCCTAAAAAACATACTTCTATTGAATTGTCGTTTATTGAATTTTGCAAGAATAATGATATATTGTACATTCATCAGCATCCTATACATACTGAAAAGGGTAGTTGGTTATTTGATTTCTTATTACCAAATCTAAATTTACTAGTAGAAGTTGATGGTGAATATTGGCACACATCTAAAAGACAAATAAATCGAGATTTAATAAAAAATAACGTGGCATTGGCAAGCGGACATACAATATTGCGCTTATCAGACACTAACCTTGATTTCTCCTTTATCTTCGGCAGCAAGGATGCAATCATTTCGCATACTAATGGCATAATGGAAAGTAGGATTCAATCGGTAAAAAAATCATCAGGTAAAGATTTACCATAGAGTATTTCTCTAACTGCGTATTGTTTTTTCTGAAGTTTTTTACGTTCAGTATACCACCGAGAAAGTAGTCCTGGAATCACTCCTTCTTTTTCGTAAGTAAAGATGGTACCATTTGCTGAAAGGATCCATGGTCTGTTACTGTCGAAGATCATCTTCCAAATTTCAGCAGCGGACATTTGTACACTTCTACCATCTTCATAGTCTATCCAAAGGGTAGTTCCGCGTTCTTGATTCATGATTGCTGTATACTCAATTGAGCCAAACAATCCTTCCCACAGAATTGCACCAATGACGCCTTCTTCCTCGCTGTCATCTCCGAACTTTTTCTTCTTCTTGTTCTTCTTTTCAGAAGCCAATCTCATGCTCTTTTCGTGCATGTATTGGTCAGTCAGTGTTTGACGAACTTGACCTATGATGGTTTCCGGAGACATGTTCAGCGCTCGAATGTCAGACGGATACAGAGAGTTGATGTCAACTGCACCAGGATATTCGTGCATTCCTTGTTTAGGAATAGCAACAAACGCACCAGCTGCCGGAAACCCAGTATCTTCTTTGGGCTTCTTGTTAGGTACGATCATTCCACGTGCGTGAGCTTCATTGAAGATAGCCATTTCGATCATCTGCACCGAACCCATAACTGTCGGAAGAAGTACGCTATTCTCGTGTGCTAGTGCGTTAGCAAGATCAAGGAACTTTAGCTTATTGTGAATTTTAACCATAAGCATCGTGTCTTGTCTGTTATACTCCACGAACGTTTTAAAGTCCTGATTGTATAACTGATCCAAACTGCCTTCGTACTGAGTTTTACGTTCACCTACTTCCATCTCACCGATAGCATCAAGAGAATAACTATGACGAGACTCGTAGTTGTACTTCTTATACAGTTGAAGGTAGTCCATATGAATTCTACCAACTAGATCGTATGTTTCTTCTTCCTTGCCGAAACGTTCATAGGTACGAGTCTTAGGGAGTTTCCCCAGCAGACAAAACTTACGAGTATCGTTTTTAGACATGATTCTAGTAACGCGATTAACCGTATACGGAATGTCGTATCCCTCTGAGTTCCAGCCAGTTAGAATGTCAGCATCTTCGATCAACTCAAAGAAGGTTTCAAACATCTCTATTTCAGAACGAAACAGAAAGCAGTTTGGAAAATCTTTAGTTAACTCTTGCGCAGTTTCATCTGTCATGTGCTTAGGTGGCATGACCAACGTAATCAGTTGATCAAGCCAATCTAGATACATTGAGATTGCAGTTACTGGATTGAACGGATCACTAGTAGGACTAAATCCTCGCTCAGGATCAAAGTCCACTTCAATGTCGAAAAAGCAAGTATGAAGCTTTGGTGGTTCAGCATTAAGGTAGTTATCAGCCAAACACCTAAATACTACGTTAACGTCGCTCTCAAATAGTTTTTTGTTACTATGTATTCTGCGTTCCTTCTCGAATTCGCTACGTTTACGAGTAGAGAACCGAGACAGCGGATCACCGTAAATAGAACGATACTTTCCTTTAGGATCAGCATAGTACATTACGTAGTTCGTAGGGAACTCTTTGTATGCACGTTTACCTTCAGGAGTACGTTCTACAACGTGGATTCGATCTGCGTTGGAATCTAATACTGCATCGACATATGCCATTAATTAGCTCGACCAACAGTCTCCAAAATGGTATTGAGTTCCTCATTTTCCTCATTTGTCTGAGACAGACGTTGCTTTTGTGCAATTTTGATAGCCTTCTTAAGAATAGCCGGCTTAATTTCTAGTTCTTCTGCAATCGCCTTAACTGTGTCGTTTAGACCCTCATTAAGTGTTTCTATTTCCTGTAGTACACTTAGGCCCTCATTAACTAGTTGTGTTAATTTAATCTTTGCGTCAGTGTTGAATACTCTAGACATGTATACTCCTTCTATGTCTTGTGAAGTATATAGTACTTACAAGTATAGTTCAATTGTTTTGGGAGGATGTACTGTATATTACTTTGCTTTTAGTTTAGCAACCAAAGCTTTAACTTTGTCTGTTGGGTTTTTTATAAGGTCAAATGCACGCATGTCTCTTCGAACAGCAGCCAATTGTACTTTTTCGGTGGGGTTTTTTATATTCTGAATATGGTACGTTTCAGAGTTAATAGCCTGCATTTGTGCTTGTTCGGTTGGGTTTTGTATAAATCGTATTGCGGACGCCGCATCAGTTACCGCCGCAAGTTGTATTTGGGCTGAAGGATTTGTGATATCCCTTATAAGGAATCCATTTTTAGAAACTGTTTCAAATTGTACTTTTTCGGTAGGATTTTTTATATATATAAATGCACGTATGTCTCTTCGGACCGCAGCCAGTTGAACCTCTTCTGGTGGATTATCTATATATGTAGCGTTTCATAGACATCGGATCAGTTTTAACCGCGGCCATCATAACCGCATTACTTGGATTTTTTATATAACGAATAAGGTATCCATCAGACTCAACTGCAACTAGTTGCATTTGTTCAGTTGGGTTTTCTATGTATTGAATTATCTCAGGATCGGATGTTATTGCTGCTAATTTAACTGCATTACTTGGATTTTTTATATATTCTAGAGCTAGCAATGCCGAATCCGTAACTGCTGCTATTTTTTGTTTCTCAGTTGGGTTTTTTATGTATTTTAACATCTCAGCTGGACGATTGATAAACGCATCATTCCATATCTTTTTAGAAAAATAATGCGAGACTGATCTTACTTGTTCTATACCGAGTTCATTATCAGCCTCATCCATAAACTGGGCAGTTTCAAAATGAAACTGCCACTTGTTCGGAAATTTCTTGAATAGAATTATATATATCTTGCCTTTTGTATTATAATGATTGAAATAATTTTCACCCTTTGTGGCTGCTGTACACCACCGCGTGCCTCTACCATAATAACATGCTGCTGCCTCATCTTCTGGTATGATTATTCTTACATTATCATCTTCAAAATAAAGAGTAGATTTTCCTTTGTTGACCTCCTTCGGATCAGTATTCAATTGTGAATACTTTGACATCATGGTATCTTCAAATTCTTTATATGTTTTAAATTTGTTGATGTCAGCGTCTTCTGGTTGAATTTGTCTTCTCTTCTTGCCTATATTATATGAACTTAAAACATCCATTCTGTTTAGGTCTTCGAACGGTACTCCGCCTTTGGCATACATACGAGCCAACCACTGAGTATATTCTTTATTTGGAGTTGGATCCTTAGTCTCTATCTTTTCTAAAATATCAGATGGTGTTATTCCGGACCTATAGGTCCTATAGGTGTTATCTTCGTACGCAACATGAATGAGCTTATCACCCAAAGTAGCGGCGGTCTTTGTTCTGTCATATTCAATAAGAAATTCATTTGCTCGCATGTATACACCAATTATTGGAATATATAATGATGACGTTCACCATAAATTTTAATGTATTTGCCAGCTAAGAGGTCGGCCATCGCTTCGATTGGGCTACCAGGATAGCTGTCACCAGGCTTAATCATACCTAGTTCACTTTGACGACAGTGTACGATTTCATGGAATACCGTTCTAAGAATATCTACTAGGTTTCTGTTCTTAGCATAAACCCAGATCGTGGGATCACCTTCAGTGTGCCTGCCAGTATGATGATTATGCTGAGCTTCTTCGGTGTCGTAGCTGAGGTCTACTTTAATGGGATTCTTTAGATGAACTCTACGTGAAGCCCATTCTGCAAACTTTTGTACTTCTTCGGGAATATTTAATTCTTCATCGGTTTCATCTAACTTATTTTTGATCCAACTGTCAGGTGTAGAGCTATATCGCTTCACAAAAAGGTCGTGCAGGGCCTTACCAGTAATGTGATGCTTAGCAGCAATCTTTCGCATTAGTTGGTCAATAGTGTTATAGTCGTGCTTTTCTAAAGATGGTAGCTTTTTGGCTAACTCACTAGCAGCAGACTCTAGAATGATTTCATTTCCGATCATGAATATATTTATCTTACATATGAATAACGGCGGAGATTGCTCCCCGCCGTTACTTTAATCAGTTCAAGTTTTATTAAAAGTTGCGAGTATAGTTAACACCCAAGATGTCAGAGGTGACACTATTGCTACGAGTGCGATAGTAATTTACACCTACAATATTATC